GACAGACGGCGGCGACGGCCCTAGTCGGAGGCTACGAGTAGATATCGGGCAGACCGGTTTCTTCGCGGGTAAAGAGTTCCGGACGTTTCGCGAGTTCAACATCGCGGCCGGCCAAACGTTGGCGCTGCGAATCACTGTCCCGATCAACGTCATTTTGTCGTCGCAAGGCCTGGAACTGGACGACGGCAGCTTGCGTATTACTAACGCTGCCGGCGGTACGCCAGGCGGAACTTTCTCCGAGGTGCTGCCGATTATCGGCAAGAACAACATGTCGGATAGGCCATCGCCTTTTTACACTCCGACCGTAGTTTTCGCAGCGGGAGGCACACATACGGGCGGCACGGTCTTCGATATCCACCGAGTGGTCGCCGCGTCCGCCACTGCGCAACGCTCCACCGTAGGCAACGTTGTCGGGGATGAGCGCGGTGTCGCCGCGAACACGTATTACGTTCGGTACGAAAATATAGGCAGCGGTGCGGCTACCGGGACGCTGTGGTTCATTTGGGAAGAACGCCCATGAGTCGCGCCGGCCAGTACCGCCACCGGGTGGACATCCAAGACTGGACAGCAGTCCGAGACGAAGAGACCGGAGGCTTCACGGAGGCTTGGGTAACAGTGTTCGCCGACGTACCGGCGCGCATTGCTCCGGCCAGCGGTCGGGAATTCCTGGCTGCTGCGGCGATCCAGTCCGAGATCATCGCGCGCATCGTGATCCGCCAGCGCCCCGGCCTGAATGCCAAACAACGCATTTTGCACAACGGCGATATCTACAACGTCTACGCGTGGCTGCCTGATCAGGAAAGTGGGCGCGACTATGTATCTGCTCCGTGTTCACGGGGCGTCAACGAGGGTTAGAAAATGATCTATAGCGTAGAAAATGGTGATCGTGGCGACGTCTTCGCGGACGGTGTAGAAATCAATTGCGTGCTTCGTATTGACACCGAAACAGGGGAAATCCTTAAGCACGTCGAGCCTTTACAGGTAAAAGACGGCTGTGCAGTAACTGAAACTATTTTCGCGAAAGAGGTAGTATTCAAACCACTGGACTCCTGAAACAAACATGTATATCGTGAGGTCTCTCATTTGTCGTACCGCTGCACAAAAAGCCCCTTCCTGATCCGTTGGGGCTTTTTCTTGCCTGTGATAAAGTGCCGGCATGAAAACCTTCGTCTGCATCGCCTCCGGCCCAAGCCTCAACGCGCACGACTGCGAACTGGTCCGCGCTGCCGGGCTTACCACAATCGCCGTGAACAACTCCTGGCAGCTAGCCCCGTGGTGCGATCACCTTTACGCAGGTGATCTCGCGTGGTGGGATTCATACGGCGCCGAGGCGCCTACCACTTGCCAGCGGTGGAGCTGTACGCGCCAGGCAGTGGCAAAGCACGGGTTGAACTGGCACGAAGCCTACGGCGAGTACAACAGCGGCCTTAGAGCGATCGAACTGGCCTTCAAGCTCGGCGCTGAACGCGTCCTGCTTCTCGGGTACGACTGCACCGTGTCTAACGGTACGCACTGGCACGGCGACCACGCGACCACGAAGAACCCCGACGAACTCCGGTGCCGGAAATGGGCAGCGCAACACGCGCGGTTGCCGCAGCGCGATAAGGTGGTGAACTGCTCGCGTGAAACGGCGTTGGAATGCTACCGGCTCGGGCATCTTGAAAAAGAGTTGCAAAAGGTTGTTGACACTTGTGATGTGCGCGACTAAAGTTTGGGTCGTAGGACGGATGGATGTGTCAACCGCACCGACCAATAGCGGTTAAGAGTCTGATCGGTACTGAAGACTCAATGCGAAAACAACGAGCCGAGATCAACCAACGCCGCAAAGAGGACTCGGAGCCTCGTTAAAAATTCCGAGGCCTATTCCCGTCGTGCCCTCCTTAACCCGCTTCGGCGGGTTCTTTTTAGGAATTTCAATATGGCTCAGATATCTTTGACGATTGAACTGCACCGCAAATGGTGGGTTATTCCTAGCATGAGCGCCCTAGCGTTGTTCTGTAGAATCACAGGCCGTGCGCCAGAGCTCGAACGGCTAACGAATTGGTACGCGGCGAACGGCTTCGAACTGATCGTCGACGGGAAACGCACACGGCTGGGCGCGCTTTGATAATCCATTGCCACCGCGGCCTCGGCGATAACATCTACGAACGCGCCTTCATAAAGCAGCTACCGAAACCGGTCTACCTCGATACACCCTGGCCGGAAATCCACGCCGGAATTGAAGGCGTCCACTTCATCCGCCCGCAAACCAATCTGCGCACACAGGCGAAGAACATCGCGCGCCACGCGGCATGGACGATGCCGCCAACGCGCCAACCGACTAGACAGATCCGCTACGGCGCCGAGGGAATTATCCCCGGGATGATCGCCAGCTTCGGCGTAATGCCGGGTGCGTTCGACCTTCCACCGCTGCCACCTTCACCAGAGTCCGGCCAGTACGTTGTCGTGCGCCCGGCCACGGTGCGCAGTGAGTGGCGCGCTGATACGCGTAACCCTACCCCCGAATATATCTATGCTGCCGCACAGGAAGCGGCGTTGCGCGGGTATAGGGTTATTAGCGTGGCTGACATAGACGACGTGAAAGAATGGTCTGTAGGCTGCTTGCCGCCGGCCGACGTGCGCTACCACAAAGGCGAACTGCCGGTCGAACAACTGCTGGCGCTCGTCAAGGGTGCGGCTGCCGTGATCGGCGGTATCGGCTGGCTGGTGCCTGCGGCGCTAGCAGCCAAGGTTCCCGCGTGGATCATCTGCGGCGGCCAAGGGGGCTTCAATTCGCCGCATCAAATTTGCCCGCCGGGTAGTACAATTACCTTCGCAGTGCCGGACAACTTTTGCCGGTGCAAACTCAAGCAGCACAACTGCGACAAGAGGATTTCGAATTATGACGCTAAGCTTGCCGACTGGGCTGACAAAGCCCTCCCTGTGGTGGTCTGAGGAACTCGGCTACGGTTGGCATTCATCGCCGCCGATGCAATACAGTGGGGAATATTTCGCCCACTACCAGAAGCTCGATGAAACGCCAATGGGTGCGGCTCTGACCAGGGCCCGCTTGGAACTGGTCGAGAAGTACACCAAGGCTTCGCTAGGCGTTGATATCGGGATCGGCGGCGGGCGCTACGTCAAGGAGTCGTGGGGCAATGGGTACGATGTCAGCAGCGAGGCGGTAGAGTGGCTCCAGAGGATTTACTCCTACGTCGACCCCTACTCAGCGCCCGTCCACTCGATCACTTGTTGGGATAGCTTGGAACACATCCCGGAGCCCGAAAAGCTTTTGGCTCAGGTGACGGACTGGTTCTTCGTTTCGCTCCCGACGTTCGACAGCGCGGGGGAAGCCCTGACGTCCAAGCATTTTAAACCTTCAGAACACCTCTGGTACTTCAGTATCCCCGGGCTGATTCGATGGGCCGAGGATCAGGGTTTCCAAGTCATGGAAGTCAACCATGCCGAAACGGAACTCGGCCGCGAAGGCATTACGTCCTTTGCGTTTAAAAGGTTATCCTGATAACCTTTATTTTCGCGCTGATTTACTCGCCTTCGGCCGGAGTGCGATAAATTGGTGATGGGAGCCCGATAGGAAGTAACCCTCGTAAGGTGAAATGTCGAATAGGCGCTAGGACAGCGGAAAAGCCCGGGGCCCAAAGGAGCTAAGAGCCGTCTACCAAGACGGCTTTTTCTTGCCTGTGATAAACTCCCGGCAAACCGAGGGCGACGACATGGCCGACTGGATCACGTACAAACTGACTGGCACTGAAGCACTTTCCAAAGTGTTCAAGACCTTGCCGCAAGAGTTGCAGCGCCAGGTTGTCGTGCCAGCAGCAAAGGAAGCGATGCAGATAGTCTTAGCTGCCGCGAAAGATAACGCCTCCCGCATCGACAGGCCGGAAACGAAGAACTACATTCCGAAGAACCTGGACCTGATCGAGGACACGAAGTATTTCGAAGAGACCGGTTCAACTAAGATCTCTGTCGGTGTGCGCAAACGTAAACGCGGTGTAGGCGGGGGGAACACCTACTATGCAGCCTTGTTCGTTGAACTCGGAACAAGCCGCAGCCGGGCGCAGCCCTTCATGCGTCGCGCGTTATCCGAGAACCAAGCGGCCGTGTTTCAAGAATTCCTTTCAGTCGCAAAATTCAGGCTCGTAGAACTGGGACTCAATTAATGGATACGCCATTTTTCAATACGTGCAAAGTAGACCCGACCGTCCAAGCGTTGCTAGGCGGCGCTGTGCCGCGCATCTACCCGTTTGGAGCCGCACCTCAGAACGTGGTCAAGCCGTACGTCGTCTATCAAAGTGCGGGCGGCTTCCCTCTGAACATGCTGAACTGCCGACCGGATGCTGATAGTCAGGATCTGCAGATCGATGTGTATGGCGCGACACAGCAGTCCAGTACGGCGGTCGCCGAAGCGATCCGCTACGCGGTAGAGCAGGACTGCTACATCACGAACTACCGAGGCACCATCCGCGAGGAGGAAACGCTCCTCTACCGCACGGGTTTTGACCTAACCTGGCTGGTCGATCGCACCTGATTTGCGAATCGTCCCGCGCGTGATATGCTTCCGTCGAACGTTCATTAATCTCATGAGGCTACACCTATGACCATCAAGAGCCAGGGAACCGATCTGTTTACGATCGACCCGGACACCGGCGCCCTGCTTGACGTGGGTTGCATCACTTCCATCGACGGCATCGACACCGCGATCGACCAGATCGAAACGACCTGTCTGAACAACCTATCGCGCACTTACGAAGCTGGCCTGGCCACTCCGGGCGCTGCTACCTTCGGTCTGCAGTTCGATCCGGCTAACGTGAACCACATTCGCCTGCACCAGCTCAAG